ATGTTTGTAGAATTGGTGTACGACAAACGCAACGTCGCTGGGTTGCCCAACGCCGCCGAGATTATTCGCAACGAGTTGGAAAAACGCGTGCATGCGTTGTTCCCGGGAGCGGAGGTGCGCGTGAAGCCGATGCAGGCCAACGGCCTGAACTCCGACGCCAGCAAAAGCGATCGTGAGAAGTTAAACCGAATGTTGGAAGAGATGTTCGAAGAAGCGGATCAGTGGCTGGTCACGGATATTTGACGGGCAGCAACGCTATTGACTCCCACTCAGCGGGAGTTTGCCGGGCGGAACGGGCCGCGTGTTTGCCCGAGCCTCTGGGTGATAATGCCGGCGCCGATGCAATAGGCGGCCAAAAACCTACTGCACCGGCATTTTACCTGGCATCCACTTTATTTATGAAACCGCGTTGGTTTCCGATGACACGTCATCGTTTGATACCAGCGCGTCCGGCGGCAACACTTCCACCTCTTCACGCGCCGGCATGGCGAGGCGCAGATCGATCCAGCGCCCTTCAGGAATATCCATCGCTTCGCCGGCCACGACCGTCGCGGTATCGATGTCAAAACGGCGTTTGCTGATTTTCACCGTAATAACGCCGTCGCTGTCGGTGGCGGTTTCTACAAAGCACAGGCGGTTGCCGTTCACGTCCTGCGGTACTTCGATGGTCCAGCCCTCCTTTGCCAACCCCAGCGAACCACTCAACTGATAAACGCCGGTGGAGATTCGCTCTGCGCTCACCCCTGTCGCCTCACTATTAACAGCAACGCAGCCGAACAGCGCAAAGCCGCCGTCCAGATAGTCAGCCTGCATATGCTCGGGCGCCGCGGACAATCTCGCGATCGGCGAGGCTTTCTTGATAAAACCGTTGCCGTCAACCGTGGTGTTGGCTTCCGACCACATCCAAACCCAGGGGGTAAACGCGGTGCCATTCCAGCTGCGCACGGCAATTTTCCCCGTCTGCGCAGCACTCACGCCATAGCCGTAACAGGTTTGCACCGTCCGATAACTGTCGTCGGTTCCCGCCTGCGTCACCGCCCATGAGCGCGTATCGAGGAAATATGTGCCAACGTCTTTAAAGGGATTGCCAATAGGATCCGTGCTCACATAACCGCGCCGGCTTTGCATTTGCGCATTGAAGTTGCCTTTACTCGCCGCCGTCACGCCTTTACTCAATCCCCAGTCCTTCAGGTTTGGAATGTCTGCGACAGTGGGTTGATCGGACGAACTGAATAACCGCGACCACGTGATGGTCGAAGGCAATGCGGTAGATGAACTCCCCACCCAGGCCTGCCGCGAAACCGATGTGGCAAAATACGCGCACGAAGGTCCGCCGTCCACCGGCAGCGTTAATAGCCCACCGGACACATTGCCCGGCCGATTGGCCGTCGCCACCGTGTAGCGTTGAATGGAAGATTTATTATCCTTCGCGAATGCATCCTCAGTATGAACCGGCCCGATCCCAAAACCGGCGATAGCAGATTGGGCAACCGTGGCATATTCGGGCAACGCCTGGGATTGCGAGAACGAAACGCCCGTACGCATATCAACTTTCATTACCCCGACCGGTTCCACCGATTGTTTTACCGCCTTATGCTCCCAGCGCAGGCCGGCAGCGTTCGCGTAGGTGATTTGCTCAACCGTATACCAGCAATTTAGGGAGAATGCATTCATTTTCAAATAAATATCATAATTATCACGGCTGGATTCAATAACCTGAATATCCAAGATCGCCGTTCCGGTATCGTTAATAAAGGTGCCCCCGATTCGGTTGACCTTGTTGGTCGAATCGCTGGCGCTCTGATTGCCCGTTCTCAACATCAGACGTGACATGCCCGCGTTATAGGTAAAACCGTTAAAACCATTTGAACCATAAAAATTGAGGACGACGCCTACGCCATTTTGCCCCGCATTTTTAAACTGCCCCAGCAGGAACCAGGCAGAGGTACTGGTGTTGTTCTCCGGCAGCTTAAAGCGCACATTATCAAAGGCGGTCACCACCTGAGCGGCGCTCTTCGCCGCATTTTGCTCGCTCACTTTTGCCGCAGCAGCAGAGGAAGAAGCCTTGCCGGCTGACGCTGCCGCTTCGGCACGCAGACGATCGACAGTTTGCACAATCTCCGGCGTGATATCGCTTTCCCCTGGCCGGCGCAGGAAATCATTGAGCGTGCCGGGCAGCGAATCGTTATAAACCTCGATAGCCCCCACCCGCTCCGGCTGCGCGCCATACACCGAGATGATGACCTCGTAAGCGCCCGGCTCCACGGGTAGGGAATATTTACCGCTATCATCCGTCACTGATTGTGATTTAGCCAGGCTCAGGACCGTTGACGAGGTTCTGACTGCGCGCAGGGTAATGGTTACGCCGGAGCGAGGATCGCCGTAAGGGCCTTTTAATACGCCGCTGATTAATGTCATTGTACTTTCTCCATGAGTTCTTTAATTAATTCATCCTGGCGATCGATTCTATCCAGAGCCTGATTCAATGCGGCCAGGGCCACATATCCCAGCGTTGAATAATCGACGGATTTTACCTTTTCGATATTTCTGCCATCTTTTAAGGTGATAGAGCCGCCATCACTGATTAATAATGGCATCGTCTTTTCAATTTCCTGAGCTATTCCTCCTATCTGTGGCTTGCCATCACGACTGAAAGAATAAAGCTTCAAACCTCGGATAAGGGCAATTGGATCACTAATAACTTCAATGTCAGTTTTGATGCGGCGATCGGACCCAGTCACCCAACTCCCCGTCATGTTATTAATGTTTCCACTAGCCAACCAGCGAGCCTCATGCCAATTCCCGGCATAGTCCTGATATGAAATATATCCATAGTCTTCAATGCCAATTTCCCGACGTAACGCCATGACCATCGCGGTTTTCAAACCGTTTTGCGTCAGCGTTGATAAAAAAGTCCCCCCTGCTACTTGTCCTGCCATGGCAGTCGATGTGCGACTACAGATGACTGAAGGGAATTCATTATTTTTCCCATCAGCAATGAGTCCTTTAGGAGAAAAAATCGCATCATCAAATGTCGTTGACTTACGGAAGCGCGAATATCCCCCCACGTCAAGGTTTGCCGTTTGTCCTGTCACCAAAGAACCCTGTAAAGACAGGGAACCTTTAATTTCCTGGGCAGTGCTAATCGTCTTGTCTAACTTATTATTGAGTGAAGCTGAAATATTATTCCAGGCCGGGCCGCTATAGGTGCCACCATCCGGCAACTTAACGGTAATATTTCCGGTATTGCTGAAAACCTGCTGCCAGTTCTCTTTATCGAGGTTCAGCCCACGCAGGGCTTTCGCCGTCTCTGCAGCCAACTGAGCGGTGATGGCGTTCATTGCATCGCGCGGCACGGCATACCAGGCAGCGCCTGCCTGGGTCGGCCCATCATAAGCTTTAAGCAGCGTTACCTGAGTGGCGTTATCAATCGTTTTTACCGGCAGCGTATAAGTGACGCCACCGACAACGCTCACGATGAAATCACCGGTTTTCAGCTCGGTATTAAAGGCCGTACCGGTACCTTTTACTATTGTGGAATTATTCGTTAGGGTGAGAGTGCCTGTTGGCATAATAACCTCCTGATGATATTACTAATTATTAGTCATGAAATCTATTATTTCCTTTCCGGAAAACCATTACGGCAATAGGCCCATCATTCCCCCAATATTGTCCTGACTCAGCCCCTGTTATTCCAAACTCCATGTCTACAGCTCCGTTCGCTGGAATATCTATGACTATAGAACTATCATAACGAGTCCCAGAACTCCCACTCCCTCTAAAGATATCAACGCCATTCGCTTTAATATAAACCTTGCCACCACTTCCAGGTTTATTACCAGTATATAAACCTGGATTGGAAACTATCAAAACTGACTCGTACGGCAAACCACCAGTAAAGTATCTATGTTTTGAGTCGTTAACCCCATTGTTTATTATTTGTCCCCACACACCAACAGAAACAACATCACCTACAATATTCTCAGCATAAACAGTACCTTTAACAGTACAGTTTTCGTTAATGATGACATTATTCAGCTCACCTGAGTCCGCAATAATATTCCCTCTAACATTACAGTTAGAAAATGATGCCCATCCATTTTTATTGATTAACCAACCAGTTTTTCCTCCTACCCAGTCATAATTAGATGATGCAATCCAATCACCAATTTTTGCATTAGTGATTGTTCCATCCTGGATGAAGGCATTATTCATAAACACCTGCCCATCCACCACGGCAAACGGCGAATACTGATTGCTGTTGTTGCCGCTCATCAGCACAAACTGGTTGGCGTTAAAGCCGACGCGGGTGGTGACCGGCCTGCCGTTTTCTGCCAATACCGCGATCGACATGCCGGCGTTGTAGAAGGTGCCGTTCACCCGCACGCCCGCTTTCAGCGTATGGATGGCCGTGGCGCCGTCGGCGTCGACCGTCGCCGTCAGTTTGTCTTCCAGCACCGCCGCGACGTCGTCAATCTGCGCCTGCACCTGGGTTTTCATCTCGGCCAGCCCGCGATCGACCTCCGAGATGGTGGTTTTCACCACCATGATATCGGCCCGCACCGTGCCGTACTGCGCCCACTGGTGTTCCACCGTCGCGTTGTTGGCCAGCGCATTCTGCAAGATGGCGTCGATATTGGTGTCGATATCGCCCACCAGCCGCTCGCCGTCTTTCGCGGTGAGGAGATCGTCGCCGATGTTCTCGAGATAATCACCGGCGTCCGCGTTCGCCTGCCCGGCGGCCCAACCCGTCCAGTCCCCCTGATTGCCGGTGCGGTCTTGCAGCCGCGCGCGGAACCAGAATCCCTGACCCGCCTTCAACCCGGTCATGGCGTGGGTGTGCAGCGGATACGGGATATCGGCCAACAGCATCGCGTTATTCCCGGCGGCGTTGTCCGCATACTGAATTTCGGTTTTCAGCGTATCTTCGGCACCGGACGGGAACGCCCAGTCGAGCTGAATGCCCCACAGCAAAGGCGATGCCTTGAAGCCGACCGGCATCGGCGGCTTACCCTCTTTGCCCTTGAGGTCGGTTTCCATCGACGTCGCCCAGATGGACGACACATTGCTGGCGTTGATGGCCCGCACCCGCACCCGATAACGGCCGGCGTAAATCCCCGGCACTTCAAAGCCCAGCGCCGAGGTGCGCGGCACCGACACCCAGTTGCCGTTATCTTTGCGCCATTCCGCCTCATAGGCGATGGCATTTTCAACCGCGCCCCAGGCGGAGCGCAGGGTGGTAATGGCAATACCCTGGCTCACCGAGGAGTAGCTGTCGATGGTGATGTTTTTCGGCGGCGCCTGCACGCCGGGCGGAATGATGGAAATCGGCCGATCGTCAATGCGCGCGCCGGTATCGATGCAGGCGTACTTGTTCGGATCGTGTTCCACGGCGTTGACGGTATAGGTGTTGTCGCCGTTATCGGCGATGCCCACCACGCGATAAAGCTGCACCGCCAGGTCGTCCGCGTCGATGGACCAGGCCGCTTCCGGCGCCGGCGTCTCGCTGTAGGCGGTGGTGACGGTCACTACGCGTTCATTCACCGCCTGCACGGTGCGCGCCTGCGCCCGGCCGGATGGCAGGTTGACGATCAGGCGATCGCCGGCTTTGGCGCCCGGCTTCCTGTCCAACGTCAGTTTACGGCCGTCCACGCCGCTGAGGCGCCCGCCAATCACTCGTCCGGCCAGCATCTGGTCCGCCACGCCGACAATATGCCCCGGCATGGGGATCATGCCGTCCAGCCCCACGGAGAAGCTGACCGTGCGATCCTTGCTGTTAGTCAACAGCGCCCAGCGGCCGCGGCGGTTCGCTTCGCTCGGCGTGGTGCAGCCGATGGCCGTCAGTTCGGTCTGGTTCACGTCGTAGCGGCGCACCAGATCGCTGTCGAATACCGCCTCTATCGTATCGGCGTAATGGTTGCCCGGATCGGACCAACTGACCATCGCGGTGCTGTAACGGGTGCGCTCGCTGGCGGACGAGTAGGTAAACTTGCCATCGATCACGTTGGCGCGGGTGTAGGTGAAGTCCATATCGCGCGGCATGTCCGCCAGGGCGACCATTTGGTTTTGCCCCCAATAGGTCATGCCGCGGAAAATGCCGGCCAAATCGCTCAGCACCGTCCAGGCCTCTTCCCGCGACTGCAGATAAACGTTGCAGGTAAAGCGCGGCTCCATGCCCTCGCCGCCGCGCCCGTCCGGCACCGGCTGATCGCAATACTGCGCGATGCGATACAGCTCGGACTCGGAGACCTGGGCGGCGTCGATGCGATCGCCCAGGCCAAAGCGCTCGGCCAAAATAATGTCGTAAAACACCCACGCCGGGTTATCGCTGTAGGCCCACTTAAAGCCGCCGCTCCAGATGCCGGTATAGCTACGCGTTTGCGGATCGTAGTTGTCCGGCACGCGGATCAGGCGGCCGCGCGGTTTGCAGCTGATCTTCGGGATGTTGGGGAACTGCTTTGAGTCGAACTCCACGTACAGCAGCGCGGTGTTCGGATAGCGCAGCTTGGCGTCGATGATTTCGGTCAGCGCCTCGATGTTCATGCGGTCGGCGATCCGGGCGCTGTTGGCGTTAGGCGTCAACCGGCGCACGCGCAGCTGCCATCCCGTGGTGGCCTTCGGCAAATTGATGCGGTGCGAGCGTTCATACAGCGAGGTGGTTTTATCGTCGATCGCCGCCGTTAACACCTCCTGGTAACTGCCGCCGTCGGTCGCCACGTCGATGGCGTACTCGATGCGATAGCCGTTGACGTCGCCGTTGTCCGCCTGCTTTTGCAGCATGGGCCAGCCCAGGCGCAGGCGGACGGCGGAAAGTTGCAGGTTCGCGACGGAACGCACCCACGGCGCGCCGCTTTTCAGTTCGCTGCCGACCGAGATCTCATTCTCAACGGCGGGAATGCCCTGGATATATTCCTGCGCCTGCGAGCCAGGGCGGAACTCCCAGCGGAAACCGGGAAAGTTTTCCGTTCCGTCGCTGCTCAGCACCGGCGTACCGTCAACAAAAATGTTTGTGCCATCCAGCCCGCCGGCAAATTCTCCTTCGCCTAATGCGAACAGCATCTTCGCTCTGGCGATCGACTGAATGCTGTCCGGCGATTCTACCGGCGTGTGGCCGCCACCGCCGCCGCCTTTTCGCCCACGGATCATGTTCTGTGCCATATTTCGCCCATAAAAAAAGCCGCTATTGCGGCTGTCTGTTCAAACGGATGTCGTTATTGCTGGTCTTCGGTATAAATACCTGCGGAGATAATCGCCCCGCCAATTTCACGCGTGCCGTACAGCACGCCGACGGGGTTGCCCTGCGCGGTGGTGTTGACCGGCCCGCCAAAGGCATAGCTCGGCTTATTTTCCGGGCCTTGCCGCATGCGCAGCCCGCCCATTTGCGGGGAAAGCATTTGGACGACACCGCCAAGGGCCATTGCGGCACCGCTCATTGCCAACACCCCACCGAACGTACCAGTCGAACCAAAAGCCGCCCATCCAGCAGGGCCGGTTAGCATCGCAGCCCCAATCAAAGCGACACCTAAAATAGTTTGGAATAGACCTGCACGTTTGCTCCCAATCACGACAGGAACAAGGTGAATATCTTCCGTCCCTTTGGTTAACTCCAGTTCCTTCTGCCCGACATTGCGCTTACCAACGAAAACTGAAAATGTCAGACCGCGTTTGTGAGCTTCAAGCATGTAGCGCTCAAAGCCGGGCAGCAGATTTTTCATGGCATCAATAGCCTTTGGTACATTGCAAGCACGATACTCAAATTTTTTTCCAAATATGCCAACCATCGGGCCATGGAATCGTATTGTTCTCAATGGTATCTCAATAAAAGTCATAATGCCTCGAAAAAATATTTTTAAATCCCTACAAGCAAGATTTAATCGCTGTTAAGGTCACTTTTATTCTCCGCTCAGGAAAAAGAACGGACCTTGTCCCCTCTCCATAATAAACAACTTTCGTTCCGGTATTAATTTTAAGTAAATCGATAAACTCCAGTCCAGCCAGTGGAACTAAAGTTACTCCATTTTCTAAAGGCTTAACTGTTGTATTAATTGCAGGCCCATTATAAGTTTCACTATCTAATTTTGGAATTAAACATGTTTCCATTTGCTCCAGTGTTTTGGTTGTCGAAAAGGTTTGCGTTGGTTTTTTTCTAATGTCTGAATAACTCATTGCACATCCCGCCAACCCCAGTACCACCAGTCCAATCATTAACTTTTTCATTACCCTTTTCCTTAAGTTGAAAAGTGGAATGATAGCATCACATCAGGGCTTTGTGGCGCAACACCTTCACCGTTCGCTCCTTCCAATACCCACCGTAAGGCACCCGCTGGCTGAGCATGCCGTACATATGGTGCAGCAACAGGCCATCTGCCAGCAGAATGCCGGCGTGGTTGGCCACCGGCGCCGAAACCTGCATGATCGCCATGTCGCCTGGGCGCGGCGGGCCATCGAACTCGCGAAAGCCGCAGGCATGCCAGTTCTCCAGATAGCGGTTTTCACCCTGTTCCCACCACGGGTAATCAACGCGGTAATCCTGGAGCGTTATGCCGTGCTCCTGGCGGAAATAGCTCATGATCAGTCCCCAACAGTCGGTATGCCCCAGCACGAACTGGCGGCCCACCAGCGGCAGTTCGCCGCGCGGCAAAATGGTGCGCAAATCCCCCTCCGGCCAGCTGGCTATCGCCCAGGGCAACTCCGTCGCGTCGCACTGCGCCTTGTCCAGCTCACTCGGCTGCGTGGTGGCGTCCGGGTGGCTGTGCACTATGAGGGTGATGGTGCCCCATTCGGCGGCGGCCACGTAGTCTTCCGGCGCCAGATGAAACTGTTCGGTGGGGTTGTCCGCCAGGTTGCGACACGGGAAATAGCGCTCCACGCGGGATTTTTGCGCCACCACACCGCAGCATTCACGCGGGTACTCGGCCCTGGCATGGGCCATAATGGCCGCCGCGGTTTTTTCTTTCATGCTCGCCCCCTACTGCCGGATCAACGCCGCGCCGGGGAAGCCGCCGAACGGCAGCGGCTCGTGCTCGCCAAAGCGCTTTTGACAGTCGCTCAGCAGCCCGCCGCAGCGATCCTGACTCGGATCATCCACCGGGTTGCCTTTGTCGTCAAAGTAACGGCTACCGGCGTAATCGCAGCCGTTACCGGTGCGATAGCCGCCGCGCGAGCACCAGGTGCACAGGCTGTGGATTTGCCGGGTCGGAATGCGCAATCCCCGCAGGTCCGCCGGGCTGGAGAGTTCGAACTCCACCGCCTCGTCGCTTTCCGTCGCCTTGCGATCGATGTAGAACACCTGCAGCTTTTCCTGCAGCGGATCGGCCGAAGGGTTCCCCTGCGGGAAGTTGCGGGCGTCCAGGTAGTGCACCAGCGTGTCGTGGATCCGCACCTTGGCCTGCGCCATGTCCTCAAACTGCAGGCAGAGCGCGCTGATCAGGCCGTTGATATTGGCGACCGACAGCTTGGGCGCATTGCCCTGGCTGTCGGCGGAGATCTCCAACCCTTCGACGCTAAACGGCCACGGGCCGTACTCCTGCCCCTGCCACCAGACCGATTTCGCCGGCAGTTTGCTTTCATCCCCCTCCGCGGCAGCCAGCTCTTGCGGCGTAAAAGGCAGGGTATCGCAATGAAAGCGCAGAATATCGGCGCCAAACCGGGTGCCGTCGACCTCAATCAGGCGGATGCGGTTGCCCGGCTCCAGCTTTTGCAAATCTGAATTCAGCATCGTCTCCCCCCGGTTAAACGTGAAAGGCCTCGGTAAACGTGGCCGTCAGTGAATAGTTATCCCCGCCCATCGCGACCGGCTTATAACCCTCGCAGCGGTACAGGCCGGGAACCTGAGTGGGTGGCGTCCATTGGAAGGACTTCACCCCGTGATGGTTTTCCAGAAAGACGATGATCGGCGTGATGTAGTCATACTTGCCGACAAAGGTCAGATCCCAGGAGCGCACGATCGGGTTAATGCCGTCGCCGGAGACCTGCGCATAGCCGTCGCCGAACTGCGCCTTTCTGACGCGAAAGCGCGTATCGCCGGCGGCGTTGACGCGCGCCGGAAATTCAAATGTCTGAATGCCCATTACATCCCCTTGATTGCTTTCCAAATCGGCTGGCCCGGCATCAGGTTGCGGTTGATCACCTTCTGGCTTTCCTGCGCGGCGATATTCCCCATCCGTTTACCGAACTCGCCCCATCCCGGATCGGCCTGCGAACTGACGTTGCCACCGTTCTCGATGGTGATGTAGACATTCGGCGCCGCCGCAGGCTGCGTGCCGCCGCCGATCGCCCGCACGCCGAGCGAACCGTCCGCGCCGCGCTTGAGCGGCATGATGGCCTCCGGCCCGGCTTCGCCCATCAAGCCGGCACCTCTGGCGAACGCGAACAACGTGGGATTGCTGACGATCTGGCCGCTGAATGCGCTCAGCGAAGGCGAGGCGTACACGCCGCCCTTGGCGTTAGGGAACATCGGCACAGGCCCCGGATCGTTACCGGTAGGCAAAAAGAAACTCATACCGGTTTTAAGGGCGTTAAACATCGCCATCTTAATCATCATACCGGTTAGGTCGTTCAGGATGGATTTGGCAAAATCACCGAAACTGGCTTTGCCGACGGTGACAAAGTTAGTCAAGGCGTTGGCCATGCCATCAAACGTTTGGGTCGTTATGTTTTTGACTTGCTCAAAAACGTTACCGCTATCACCCGTCCAGGCCAACAGGCCCTTTTTCAACCCGGCGACATAATCCCCTTTAATCGCCGCTTTTTTCTGTTCGGCATCGCGAACAATATCCAGTTGGCGTTGCTGTTCACTCGCGAGAATGTCTGCCTGTTGCACATATTGCTCGGAGTTTTTATCTGCCACCTCCTTGTCCAACTGCAGGCGACGTTGATGGAACGACTCTCTGATCTGCTGCTCTGCGACCATTTGATCATAGGCTTCAGGCGACAAAGTCATTTGTGCGTTCCGGTTGGAGTACTCCAGCTGTTTCGCGTCGGTTTCGGCTTTCAATCGCTGGCGCATATTTTCTTGCTGCTGCGCCAGACTGGCGATCTGATATTCGCGTTCGTTCGACAGACGCTTACCATAAAGCGTTTTCAGTTCTTCGCTGGCTTCCTGCTCTTTGCGTACCGTCGTCTGCCCAGGAGCGTATTGTTCCGCGAGCTGTTGAAGCAGCTTCATGTACTGCTCCTGCTGCTTTTCTTGTCCACTCTTATCTGCCCCTGACCTACCAGCAGCTGACTGATCATCTTTAGGCTGCTCAGGAGTTATCATTGCATTAACATCAGATTGAAACTGGCTAATACGTTGGCCAAGCTCTGTATAAGCCAAAAAGCGAGCATCATTTACATTGTCAAGATTACGTTTAGCTTTTTCGATGGCCTTATCCATCGACTCCATTTCCGCCGCCGTTCTGGTCAACTCGTCCTTCCGATCCTCCGGCTTACCAAACAAGACACTGCCAATCCACCCTGCTTTATTAGCCTGCTCTATCCGTGTTTTCAGATATGTTTCATTACGTTGCAGCTGCTTTTTTTCATCAAAAAGCATCTGAAGCTGATCTCTATAATCCAGTTGTTTTACAGCCAACTGTTTATTAGACATCTTAGCCAATGTCGGGACGGTCTCTATTACAGCATCTTTCAATGCCAAAGCCGACTCACGGGCCAATTGGTTTTGCTCATGGAAGTACGCCATCGCCAATCCCGCCTGGATGGCGACACCGATCGGGCCGCCAAGCACACCCAGCGCGACATTGGCGACACGAGACGCCGCGCCGACGCCCGATGTCGCCTGAGCCGCCCCGCGCGCCGCCGCCGCCTGATCGCGCCAGGCCGCCGCGCTGTCATTCAGGCCGCCGGCCAGTTTCAGCATCTCCTCCGCCCGGCTGCTGCCTTCGCCGGAAGCGCTGCTCGCCTGGCGGGCCGCATCGTCCAACTGTTTCATCTGCGCCGTCGCGGCGACGGTGATCGTCACCGTCACCAGCCGTTCGACGCCCTGTTCGAATTGGGCGACACCGCACACCAGCAAACGCTCGGCCGTTGCGGCATCGATCGCCATGCCGGCTCCCACTTTTCGTCCCGCTACCGGTTGAGTCCACCCGTAGCCGATGGTCCAAACGCCGACCGAGTCCTGATAAGCCTGCAACCGCAGGCCTTCGAAACGCTGAATCAGCGCCATGCCATCGTCACTTATCTTCATTGGTTTCCTCCTGACGCTTTATTGAGAAATCGGCGTTCCAATGCCTTGATCAGCGATGCTCCCGACCACCCCGCCATGCCGCATACGCCGCCCATCACCTCCGAAGGCCAGTCGTAATGCAGCGCAATCATCACCATGGTCAAGCCGGCGAAAATAGAAACGAACAACTGCAAAAACAGCGTCCTCCAACTAAAGGTTTCGCCGTTCAAAACCTTGAAGGAATAGCTGGCGATCGCCCCCAGCAGCGTCATGCCAAAAGCAAGCAGCATTGAAAGGATGTTTGGTTCATTTTTCCAAGGCATAATCATCACCCTCCCCTTACCGGGGCATAGCCCGATCGTCGGGAGTCATGGAAAAGAGCGGCTAAATGCGGCGCCCCTCTCCGTCATTCCTGTTCCATTTAAATAAGCGGCCATTTACGCTGTCGAAAATGGCTTATCCGTTCTGCTTAACCTGAGCAGATAAATAAGGATTGCGCCGTTTTATAAAGGAGAAGGATTAGCCTCCCGCCGTGATCATTCAACGACAGTCATTATTCAGTGAGTGATTGACCGTTTTGACAAGGAGGCTAAAAATGAAAAACCCCGCCGAAGCGAGGTTTAGTTATCGTGCGACTGCGCCGGCAACGACTCAGTTTTATCAGATTACGCGTTTATTTGCGTACGCGTGAGTCTTTTATTATAAAAAAACAAAACCCCGCCGAAGCGAGGTTTAGTTATCGTGCGACTGCGCCGGCAACGACTCAGCTTTATCAGATTACGCGTTTATTTGCGTACGCGTGAGTCTTTTATTATAAAAAGACAAAACCCCGCCGGAGCGAGGTTTAGTTATCGTGCGGCGGCGCCGGCAACGACTCAGTTTTATCAGATTACGCGTTTATTTGCGTACGCGTGAGTCTTTTATTATAAAAAAACAAAACCCCGCCGAAGCGAGGTTTAGTTATTGTGCGGCAGCGCCGGCAACGACTCAGTTTTATCAGATTACGCGTTTATTTGCGTACGCGTGAGTCTTTTTTTAAATTATTGCAACGCGCATACGCTATTGTTATTCCTGATGTCACAGTGAAACGAAAAATAAACCTTCATCAACTTCAACCGCAGCAGTTTCAGCGATCCATACTCAACTTTATATCCAACATCGCCAGGCATCCCCCGATGAATCCCTCCGCCGTTTGCATCTCTTTGCGTATCGTACCGTCTGAACATTTCCTTTTCAGGGCGATCTTACGCAGAGATATGCCATAAACATGGTGGGCAATGATGAGATCGAACTCTTCGGGTTTGTATTTCTTCAATCTGCCCACGCAACCGTCGATCACCAGGCCATCATCATCGCAGCAGGAACGCTCGCCTTTCGATTTATAGGACAACAGCCCTCTGAACCCGGCAGCAATGGGGGAATAATCGATGCCGCTATTATCCCTGGCCCATACGCCCCACCGCTCCAACACTTCATTCATATCTCTCATGCTTCCACCTCCTTTGGGCGTTTGCCACATCGCCAGGGCTCCATGTCGTTGACCGACGTCGGTCGAGCCGCTCTTCTGCTCGGCGTGCGCCAACACGCAACAACCGCTCCGCCCGGCGAGCTCGCCGAGGGTATGACACCAAATACTGTATAAATAACCAGTATCAAGTATACCCAGAGGTATCTTTTTTTCAATAGCGAAAATCCATTTACCTGCAGGTAAATTTAGGTACGATGGCCTCATGAAAAACGAGCAAAAAATGCACCTCCAGGAGATGCGGCGAGAGCGCCTGATCATCCTGATCGATAACCTCGGCGTCGGGGGGCAAAAGCGCCTTGCGGAGGCGCTCGGTATTGCCGCAGACTATGTCTCTCGCCTGCTCTACCCGCCGGGCAAGAAAGGCAAAAAGGGCATCAGTGGCGACATGGCGCGAAGGATTGAACAGTATTTCGCCGTGCAAATCGGCTGGCTGGATGGCCTGGAGCAAATCGGGCTACGCCCCGTCAGGCAGAAGACTTCGCAGGCCTTGGGTAAAACGCTGCCGCTGCTGGCGTGGACATTGCCGTTGTCTCATGAACAGCTGCGCAAAGGAACGACCGTCCACTACCCGGCGATGGTGCAATGCAGCGCTCAGGCCTACTGGTTGCCGGTGCGGGATAACACGATGAACGGCTCTGCCGGCGCCAATTACCCAAAGGGTGCCTTGATACTTGTCGAACCCGTTACTGCCGGCATAACCGAGCTCGTGTCCGGCGATAAGGTGATAGCGAAACGCTGCGACAGCGCGGAGCTCCTCTTTAGAAGGTATGTCGAGGAAGCCGGGCATCGATGGCTTAAGGGAAGCATGCCGGGTTGCCCGGCGCAGAATGCCGATGAGTACGCGATTATCGGGGTAGTGCTTGGCGCCTGGCTGCCCTAG